AAGCCAGACCCAGAGGATGAGCTTGCTGCGGACAGGTTGAAAAACGCTGCTGCCACTAAAAAGCTTGCCATATTCGATGCATTTGAGATAATGAAGCGGATAGAGGACGAGGAGGAAAAGCTCAATGCTCCTGAAGAAAAGGAAGAAAAAAAGTCAAGTGGAGGATTCGCAGAGAGAAGGTCAAGAAAGTAGTATATACAAGGTCATAGTAGACCGTGTCCCAAGTACTGTCCTATCCAAAAAAAATAGGGCTAGGTCTTGGAAATACGGATATGATGAAAAGTACGACATGGTCATCATCTCGAAAGATGGCACTATAGGAGACGTATACCTGATAGAGGGTCTTTATATTGCGCTCCCATTAGAACCAGAGAGCATCCACTCAAGAAGCAGAAAGCAGTCCGAGCAGTACTGTGAGCCATACGAGTTCCCTTCTGAACTCAAGAGGATTCAGAGCATATTCCAATAGAATGAGATGCCGTCTGAGTTCAAGAATAAGTGGGTAGACTATATTGAAGATGAGTTCGATAGGAGAGAATACGGATTTTGGTTCAGAAACAATGGGATAGCAACATACGTGACTGGGTCTCATTATAACTACCTTCAGCATACAAAGATAGATATCGGTCATCCTGACTTTAGGGAGGCAAACAGGATATTCTTCATATTCTGGGAGGCATGTAAGGCTGATAACAGATGCTTTGGTATGTCGTATCTCAAGATAAGACGATCAGGATTCTCGTTCATGGGGTCTTCAGAAGCAGTAAACACGGGAACACTTGCAAAAGACGCAAGGGTCGGAATACTATCAAAGACAGGTGCTGATGCCAAGAAGATGTTTACCGACAAGGTCGTCCCGATCAACAGCAACTACCCGTTCTTCTTCAAGCCTATCATGGATGGTATGGACAAGCCGAAGACAGAGCTTTCTTATCGGGTTCCAGCATCTAAGATTACAAAGAACAACATGCACAACACTGAAGATGTGCTTGAAGGGCTTGACACTACGATAGACTGGAAGAACACTGCCGATAACAGTTACGATGGTGAGAAATTATTGCTTCTTATTCATGACGAGAGTGGAAAATGGGAGAAGCCTGAGAACATACTAAACAACTGGAGGGTCACAAAGACATGTCTCCGACTCGGAAGTAAGATCATAGGCAAGTGCATGATGGGATCAACGTGTAACGCGCTGAATAAGGGTGGAGACAACTTCAAGAAGCTATACAACGACTCTGATACATCTACAAGAAACTCAAACGGACAGACAAAGAGCGGCATGTACAAACTGTTCATTCCTATGGAGTGGAACATGGAGGGATTTATTGATAGGTACGGCATGCCAGTGTTCAGAACACCTAAAACACCAGTTGAGGGTAACGATGGTGGCACGATAAAAATGGGCGCAATAGACTACTGGGAGAACGAGGTGCAATCTCTAAAAGGAGATGCTGACGCACTGAACGAGTTCTACCGACAGTTCCCACGTACCGAGTCGCACGCATTCAGGGACGAGAGCAAGGCATCATTGTTCAATCTTACTAAGATATACCAGCAGATAGACTACAACGACAACATGATAAAGGAACACCACCTGACAAGGGGTCGATTCCATTGGGAGAATGGTATAAAAGACACGAAGGTGATATGGACACCAGACAAGAATGGTAGGTTCTTGGTGTCGTGGATACCTCCTGCAAATATGCAGAACAGATACGAGATGCGTAATGGAAGGAAGTATCCAGCAAATGAACACATAGGCTCGTTCGGATGTGACTCATACGACATATCTGGTACTGTAGGCGGTGGAGGGTCTAACGGTGCGCTACACGGGCTTACAAAGTTCAACATGGATGACGCTCCTAGCAACGAGTTCTTCTTGCAGTACATAGCAAGGCCGCAGACGGCTGAGATATTCTTTGAAGAGGTTCTAATGGCGCTTGTGTTCTACGGTATGCCTATACTTGCCGAAAACAATAAACCAAGGTTATTGTATCATCTGAAGAATAGGGGGTATAGGGGATACTCAATGAACAGGCCAGACAAGCCAGCTATGAAGTTATCTACAACGGAGAAAGAGCTTGGAGGCATACCAAATACGAGCGAGGATGTGAAGCAGTCCCACGCTGCGGCAATTGAGTCGTACATTGAGAAGTATGTCGGAATGGACTTGGAGGGTACGTTCAGAGACCCTGACGAGATGGGGTCAATGCCATTCAATAGAACACTTGAGGACTGGGCAAGGTTTGATATAAACGCAAGGACAAAGTTTGATGCTTCAATCAGCTCAGGTCTTGCTATAATGGCGAATCAGAAGAACCTGTACACACCACAGAAAGTTCAGTCAAAAATAAGCATTAACTTTGCAAAGTACAGTAATGATGGATTGACCAGTAGATTAAACAGATAGATGGCTTACGTATATAGACATGTGAGACTTGATAAGAATGAGCCATTCTATATTGGCATAAGTAGTGATTCAGACTATAAAAGAGCAAATTCGAAGCTTTATAGGAATAACCATTGGGAAGGAATAGTCAACAATACAGAATATAGAGTTGATATTCTTTTTGACGAAATTGATTTAGAAGAGGCCAAGAAAAAAGAAATTGAATTTATATCTATTTACGGCAGGAGTGATTTGGGACGTGGAACTTTGTGTAATTTAACAGATGGAGGGGAAGGAGCCTTTGGTTGTATACCAACTAAAGAGGCAAGAAGAAAAATGTCTGAAACCAGAAAGGGGAGGAAAATGCATTCCGAAGAGACGAGGTTAAAAATCTCGAAATCAATGACGGGAAAGAAAAAACCTCCAAGATCAAAAGAGCATTTAAGAAAGCTTTCTGAAAAAGGCAAAAACAGAGTGTTTTCTGATGATTCTATAGCTAAAATGGCTGAGTCTAAAGGGAAGGTATCTATAGAAGACGTTATTAAGATAAGACAATTAAGAAAAGACGGATTGACCTTAAAAGAGATATCTGAAATGTTCAATACAACCATGTCTTCTGTGTCAAAAATATCGCTAAGAAAAACTTGGAAGCATATATAAATGGAGGAAGTAACAGTAAATGTTTCCGCTGCGGGATTTCCCGACCAGTTTGCAACAGACAAGGAGAAGGAGAGTTTGGGTTACGGCCTTATGGTTGGGCAGGCCATACAATATGAGTGGTTCAAGAAGGACGGGAACGGCTGTAGGTACTACGACCAGTTCAGAGAGTTCCATAAGATGCGTCTGTACGCAAGGGGCGAACAGTCCGTGCACAAGTACAAGAATGAGCTTGCCATTGATGGAGACCTATCGTATCTGAACCTTGACTGGACACCAGTGCCTATCCTACCAAAGTTCGTTGACATTGTCGTCAACGGTATGACCGATAGGTTATTTGAGGTGAAGACCTATGCTCAGGATGCATTATCGTCAGAAAAAAGAAATCAATTCCAAGAGAACATAGAGACCCAAATGGCTGGGAAAGACGTGTTCAAGCTTGTGCAATCTGAGTTTGGTATAAATCCATTTACAATGAATCCAGATGACGTTCCCGACAATGACGAGGAACTTTCATTGTATATGCAACTTAACTACAAACCAGCTATTGAGATAGCTGAGGAGATTGCTATCAACACGATTCTTGAAGAGAACAGGTATCAGGACATAAGAAAGAGGATTGACTATGATCAAATGGTTCTTGGTATATCAGTCGCAAAGCATGAGTTTAAGAAAGGGGCTGGCGTTGTTATTGATTACGTAGATCCAGCAAACGTGGTCTATAGCTATACCGAAGACCCGTACTTCAAGGACTGTTTCTATTGGGGAGAGATAAAGACCCTCCCAATGACCGAGCTTATAAAGATAGACCCAGACCTCACAAACGAGGATATGGAGACCATTTCCAAGTACAGTCAGAGCTGGAATAATTACTATAACGTATCTCAGTTCTATGAGAACGACATGTTCTATAGGGATACATGCACGCTTCTATTCTTCAACTATAAGACGACAAAGAAGTTCGTATACAAGAAGAAGATGCTTGAGAGCGGTGGCGCTCGTGTAATAGAGAAGGACGATGAGTTCAACCCGCCACAGGAGATGATGGACGAAGGCAACTTCGAGAGGGTTGAGAAGACTATCGAGGTGTGGTATGACGGTATCATGGTAATGGGTACTAATATTGTACTGAAATGGGAGCTTGCAAAAAACATGGTTCGACCAAAGTCAGCAAGCCAGCACGCTATGCCTAACTATGTTGCATGTGCGCCAAGGATGTATAAGGGCGTTATTGAGTCTCTTGTAAGGAGAATGATACCATTCGTAGACCTGATTCAGGTAACACACCTAAAGATGCAGCAGATTATTGCTCGCATGGTTCCAGATGGTGTATTCATTGACGCTGATGGACTTAACGAGGTTGACCTTGGAACAGGAAATGCATACAACCCAGAGGATGCGCTTAGGCTATACTTCCAGACTGGTAGTGTCATAGGAAGAAGCTACACGCAGGATGGTGAGTTCAATAATGCAAGGGTTCCAATTCAGCCGATAAACTCTACTGGTAGTGCGTCTAAGATGCAACTACTAATAGCAAACTACAACCACTACCTTGACATGATCAGGGCGGTAACTGGTCTTAACGAGGCAAGGGACGGGTCAACGCCTAATCCTGATGCGTTGGTAGGTGTTCAGAAACTTGCGGCAATGAGTTCAAACACGGCCACAAGACACATCCTTGAATCAAGTCTATTCATGCTAAGGAGAATATCCGAGGCGCTATCTTATAGGGTAGCTGATATACTTGAGTACTCTGACTTCAAGGAGGAGTTCTTGAATCAGATCGGAAAGTACAATGTAAATACGCTCGACCAAATAAAAGACCTGTACCTACACGACTTTGGCATATTCATAGAGCTTTCACCAGACGAAGAGCAAAAGGCTCAGCTTGAGGCTAATATTCAGATGGCATTATCCAAGCAGGACATCAACCTTGAGGATGCAATTGACATCAGGGAGGTGAAAAACATAAAACTTGCAAACCAATTACTCAAGCTTAAACGCAAGAAGAAACAAGAGTCCGACCAGCAACAGGCCATGCAGATGCAGCAAATGCAGGCGCAGACACAGATGCAGTCGCAACAAATGGCAGCACAGACGGCTCAACAGAAGATACAACTTGAGGCGCAGGCGAAGATGCAACTTGAGCAGCTTAAAACAGACCTTAGCATACAGCGCCTTGACGCTGAAGCACAGCGCAAGTTGATGCTGATGGAGCGTGAGTTCGAGATGAACATGCAGCTACAGGGCATGACCCAAGAGCAGCTCAAGCAGCGTGAGGACATGAAAGAGGAGGCAAAGGGAAAGCGAATAGATAAGCAGAACACACAGCAGTCAAAGCTTATCGAGCAGCGAAAGAACAACCTGCCTCCAATGAGCTTTGAATCAAACGAGGACAGCTTGGACGGGTTCGACCTTGCCGAGTTCTCTCCTCGATAAAAAATAAATCAATAACTTTGCACAAAATCAAATCAAATGGCTGAATTTAAGGT